TTGCTAACGGAAAATACCATAGCTTATTAGGGAATTTTCCGAGCCGCATTGCAAGCAACGCTGAAAATCCCACAATAAGCCAAAGAGGTTGCACCTCTCTGGACACTCCCCAGCCAACGGCAGAAGCCGTATGGAAGTAAACCATCAACCATTGTTTCACAAGTTAAAAAGAAAGGATTATACATGGGTTATGCAGTATTACACATGGAAAAGACAAGCGGAACGGATACCGCCATGTCAGCGCATATCGAGCGCACCATCAAACCAAAGAATGCTGATGAGAGCAGGACGCACCTCAATCGGGAACTGATAAGGTTTCCTGATGGTGTGGAAAGCAAGCCATACAGCACCGATTGGACACCGCAGGACTGACACGCAAAATCGGCAACAACCAAGTGAGGGCTATCCGTGTCCTGCTCACGGGAACACACGAGGATATGGAACGTATCACCAATGAGGGCAGGCTTGATGAATGGTGCTGCGACAATCTGAAATACCTTGCCGATACCTTCGGTAGAGAGAATATCGTGTCGGCAGTCCTGCACATGGACGAGCAGACACCGCATATACACGCCACCCTTGTACCGATAGTCAAGGGAGAGCGCAAGCGCAAGAAGAAAGAGGAACAGGTAAAGAAGCGATACCGCAAGAAGCCGACAGACACAGCCCGATTGTGTGCTGATGATATTATGACACGAGCCAAGCTCAAATCCTATCAGGACACTTACGCCCAAGCCATGAGCGGTTACGGATTGCAGCGTGGTATTGACGGTTCGGAAGCGAAGCATATCTCCACACGGAAGTATTACCGTGATTTGATGCAGCAGACGGAGCAATTACAGACCGATATAGCACAACTCCAAGACCGCAAGGAAACGGCACAGGAGGAACTCAGGCAAGTAAAGAAAGAGGTACAGATCGAAAAACTGAAAGAGGCTGCCACAACAGCCGCCACCAACATAGCCGAAAGTGTAGGTTCTCTTTTCGGAAGTAACAAGGTCAAGACTTTGGAGAAGGAAAACTCCGTATTGCATCAGACGGTAGACACCCACGAGGAAACCATCGAAACGCTGCAAACCAAGATACAGACCATGCAGGCAGACCACAGCCGTCAAGTGTTGGATATGCAGCAGAAACACATCAACGAATTACAGGTGAAGGAAATCGAACACAAGAAAGAGGTGGCAGGGTTTACTAACTTGTTTAACAAGGCAGTAAGATGGTTCCCACAAATAAAGAATATGCTAAATCTTGAAAGGTTATGCCTTGCCGTAGGTTTCAACAAAGAACAGACTGCAACCTTGCTGACGGGTAAACCTATTGAGTATAGTGGTGAACTATATTCGGAAGAATACAAACGGAAATTCATGGCAAAGGATGTCAAAGCCAAAGTGTTCTCTGACAATGGTAGGCTTATCCTTACGATAGATTTGCGACCTATTGGGGAATGGTTCAGAGAGCAATTTGGTAAGCTAAAACAAGGTTTCAATGTTCGGCAAAGTCGATTCAAACTATGAATCGAAGTGAAAGCCGTGATATTGGGTGTTTTATGAGCGCTATATCACGGGTATTTTGTGAAATGTATTTTTTCAATAAAAATAATTCAATAAAGATATTCTATTTACATATA